CCATCAATTACCGTCTGAAGTGGGTAGCGTGATTGGCTGAAAATCAAACTGCTTACCACTAGACTGCTTACGAACAATATCCTTTTCATTATCTAGTTCTTTTTTAATATCTTTCACAACCGACTTGGTACTGTCTAGATCTCCTATGACCTCAGATACCATGTCTTGTAAATTCTCTTTGTCCTCTACTAGTTCTTCGTTTTCAGCCTGCAGTTGGTTTACACTATTAGTAAGCTTCTTGTTAGCCGTTGTAAGCTTCTTGTTCTCACCTGTCAGCTGTATGTTATCCTCAACCACGACAACGTGACCGTGTCCGCTTGAGAATACTTGTGCCACCACGAGCACAATGAACAGAGAGCCTACAATGATGAGCTTACGTTTCATTTCTTACTTAAGAACATGAGAACTATCTCCTTAAGACTTTTAGAGCTCTCAGTGCTCTCTGTGAGCTTGCTATCAAGCTTCTCACGGTACTCACCCTCTAGCTCATTTACCTTCTCCTTAAGATCATCCTCGCTCTTCATAAGGCGATTGAGGAACATCCAACACAGGTAGCCAAGGGCTAACACCGCGAATCCTAGGACCCCATACTGCGTTAATACTTCAAAGGGACCGAATGACATTACTTGTTATCTAAGTGTCTCTTAATAAAAAGCCAAGCTACGTACCCTAATGCCAAGACAACAAGTCCTAGCGGTCCGTACTCAGATAGCTGTGAGAATACACCGAAGTCAGGTGTTGTTGATACTGTATCCATTATTTCAATATTAATTGTTTAACTGCGTCAGATAGTTCGCTCACATTTTTAGCAAGATTCTTTATTTCGAGCTGAGTCTGCTCTTGCATGGCCTGATATTTGAGGCGTGACTCTTGTTCTACTAGCTCAATCTTTCCCTTGAGCTTACCTAGTGACTCAGTGTTATTACGCACATCATTGTGCACTACCTTTAAAAAGTATCCGATTATGGCAACCACTGAGCCCAAAATCAACATCCATATATCCGCCATAGTGACTGTCATTTTCCTTGTCCTTTATACTTCTTCTTGTAAAGCTTTGACGACTTTAGTTTGCTCGTCTTAGCCTTAGCATGAACACCGGGTCTCTCTTTCTTTGACCCCTTTACAAAGTTACTAATTTCTTTAATCTTCGCCATTATACTATACGTAAGGTTCCACCATCGTTGTAAATATCACCTGCACTAAGTCCTGTAGGTGATGTAGGTAGACCCTCAAGTCTTACTCGTCCGCTTGTTGAGTGGATAGCGTAGTGTGTTACACCTGTCATGCTGATTAAATTTGGATTGTAATAGAAACCTCTAACAATTCCTGAATATGTACCTGTAAAATTATAATTAGGTCTTAAACTAAAAATAAATTGATTAGCTGTTCCTGATCCAATACTATATGATGCAGTTACTTTAAGAAGTTCTGATTGTCCTGCAGGATTCTGTAAATCTACAATACCATATACATTATTTCTATTTGCAGAAAAATAGTTGGTATCTGCATTAATAGTATTAGTACCGCTTCCTCCTGCTGTAATAGTTAAATTACCTATAATTCTTTGAGAACCATTCACATCAAGTTTAAAGCCTGCGTCTGTGGTGGTGTTGATGAGTAGGTTGCCTGTTGTTGCTAAGCACATCAGATTTGTAGCACCTTTTCTAAACACCAAAGAGTTGCTTAAAAAATTATCTTGCGTTCCTAATATCCAAGAAGTAGCAGCACCGCCTTTTATTTGTAATTGACCGAATACACTTGTATTTGCATTGATAACCAATGACGGGTCGCCAACAGCACTAAAAGTTACGTTTCCATTTGCACCACTCACCCTCGCAGTACCATTGACATCAAGTCTATATCCATTGTCTGTGAATGTTCCTCCGTTTTGAATTAATACATTTCCTGAGCTTGCAAATATTTGCATTTTTTGAGTTGAACCTGAACCTGAACCTGTATATGTAAAGAAATTTATACCCGCACCATTAGTACACATTATTCTATCTAAAAATCCACCTCCACCTATTTCAGAACCACCTCCCTGAGCTCTAATACCGCCAACATTTGTTCCTGTTGATGCTCTATTTAAATATACATATCCATCTGTCCCTAAAGTACCTACTGAAAGTGATGTAGTCACCCTCGCACTACCATTCACGTCAAGCTTAAATCCTGCGTCAGTTGTTGTGCCTATAGCTACGTTTCCGCTATTGAATAGCGTCATTACGTCATTGCCGTTTGTGATGAGTGAAAGCTTTGTTGTATAGAACTCAATGCGGTTGTTTCCTGTGCTGTACTCACCAATTGCATAGCCGTTTGATAGCCATACATTTGCGGTATCAACAATAACATTTCCTTCTGCAAATATGTTATTAAGGCTTGCGTTGCCTAATATATTAAGTGTATTGTTAAGGGAGTCCCAAAATAAGTTTGCCGACTGCTGTAGGACATTGGCAGCATCTTGGAAAAAGATTCGGCCTGATGTACCATTTATGACAGGTGTATTGTTGACGCTCAGTTTTGAGGCGTTCATAATCTCCTGTCCTGTAATCTTACGGCTTCCTGTTCCGCCTGCTAAGGACATTTCAAATAGGTCAGTGGCTGCTAAATCTCTGCCTACTGCCGGTAAATCAACTATCTTAATTCCTGCCATGTCTTATACTATAAATGTCCATCCTGTTGACTTGTAAACCCATAATCCTTCTGTAACATCAGTACAGTATACAATCAACCCCACAGCCGGGCTTACAATTGCTGTGCGTTGTGCGTTTGTCATTCGTGGGGGGAGGAAGCCTTGAGTGGTGCTTACCATCTCTAATTGAGCAGATGCTACCGCCTTTGCACTTGTGCCTAATGAAAGAGGATATCTTGTTGTGTTTGCTATTTTAATTCCATTGTTATATGTAATATCTAACGCTCTTACACTTGTATCATCTATCCAAATTGCACCATTGTTAAAAAATGTATTTATTCCTGCATTGATACCACCTCCGGTACTTGAAGTTGTAATATAAGTTGTATTAAATCCAAATGTCAAGTTCCCACTCACCCTCGCAGTACCATTAACGTCAAGCTTGAATCCTGCGTCTGTGGTGGTGTTTATTAGGACGTTGCCTGTTGTGGCAGGTATAGCAATACTAACTGAATTATTATCTTCTCTTCCTCCTAAATATGTATATACAGCTGCACTTGAATTATTTCTTACATAAACATCTCTATAACTTGCTGAAAGTAATTTTGTACCACTTGAACCTGTGTGTTCTAATCTACCCCAATATGAAGCATTCCATGTGTTTTGATTATTAGGAGGTCTTAGCCAAAGTTGAGTAGTACCGCCTGAGGTAGTAAACTGAATAAATCCTTCAGTACTATTACCATAATACTGAGAATATCCTGTACCCCAAACAAAGTCTCCTGATGTTAGGTCAATAGCACGGTGAGTATAAGTTCCTGTTAATGAGTTTGTGGGATTGTAATAAATACCTCTAATTATAGATGAAGCTGCATTCCCTTGATATGTGGGGTCTATTTTTAAATCTGAATAATTATATGCCCCATTAGGATTTTTAAATCCTCCAAATATTCTTACAATATCTTTATTTCCATATAAATCAGATACAAATCCTGTATTTAGATTATCGCTAAATTGGAACATTGTTCCACTCGTAGAAATTGTAGGGTATTGAAAATTAAATACTGCTGTTGTATTTGTAATATTACCTGCAGAATTTCCTTCAAAGTAACCATTTTGCGTACTTGCAGTTATTGAATTTGAAAATTTAAGAGTATTTTGAAATCTACCTGTTCCATTGACGTCTAAACGGAAGCCTGCATCGGTTGTTGTATTGATTAGGACGTTGCCTGTTGCGTTAGGTATGCTTATAACCCTTGCATTTGAAGGAAGCATAAAAGATAAGCCCTCGCTACCTAAAGCTTGAAAGGAAAAATAACCACCTCCCCAAGTAACCCTGCCTCTGTCGCCTGCATTTGACAACGTAACCGCATCTCGGAGCATTGTTTCTCCGTTTACTTCGAGTGTTCGTGCAGGCGTACTCGTCCCAATCCCCAAGCGGTTGTTAGTTGAGTCCCAAAACAAGTTAGCTGACTGCTGCAACACATTCCCCGTACCTTGGAATAAAACGCGACCTACCGTTCCACTAACAATAGGAGTAGAGCCAACATTTAACTTTGAGGCGTTCATTATCTCTTGCCCTGTAATCTTACGACTAGCAGTGCCTCCGATTGACATCTCAAGTAGGTCTGTTGACAACAGGTCCCTACCCAATGCGGGTAGGTCGACAATTTTTATTCCGGCCATAGTTATTCTTCTGTTACCTCAGGCTGCTGTTCTTTTGCAATCTCATTCAAGAACTGAACGAGTGGCATTGCATACTTCATAGGCATCTCCTGAATGAAAGCTTCTAATTTTGCTAATTGCTCTTGATTTAAAACGATTTGATTCATGATTATATAGATTAAATGATTACTACTCCAATAGCCTCAGCTACGCACTCATTGACAAAGTTATTGTCTTGACCCCATGCTGCAAACTGCTCCTCAGTCAAGGTATAGTTGCCCTGTGCCAATTGCTTGCCATCCTCAGTAAGCAACTGCCAATAAGTTGTGCATGTTACTGCATCAGTTGGGAAGTTAAGAACTAAGACAGTCATTAGTGTTGCTGTCCCTTCATTTAATGGGTATACTACCGGTTCGATAGCTACTCCTCCTTGTGGTGTTGTGTTTTCCATTTTTTATTTTTTATGATTAACCAATATATGTCCATCCGGACGATTTATAAATATACTTTCCTTCAGTCGCGTCAGTCTGATAAATCTC